CCAAAACTTCGCTTGGTGATACAGTACCAATACCGACTTTGCCATCCGTCTGTACATTAAATTTAGAATCAGTGTTGCTAATCTTTACGGCAGTTACTGAATGGTCAGCAAGTTTAGCAGTAGTAACAGCGTTGCTTTGTAACTGATCCGCTCCGATTGTACCTGTAATTGCCACACCAAAGCCACGTTCAATGACTACGATGTCCTCACCTCCTGAAAGATTACTGACAATAGTAAGGGTATCAGTGTCCGGGTCTACTGTGTAGTCTGTTGTTGGTTCAAGAACTGATCCGTCAACGCTGACATCGTAAGCTGTATCTCCGTTTACTTCAGCATCTGTAACACTGTATGTTGTGTTAGCACCAGCTGTTCCAGTAAATACCCACTTAGTAGGAGGAGCAGACGCACCGCTGGATACTTGGTTTACTTTATCGTCTACGTATTGTTTTGTTGTGGCATCCGCTGTAAGAGTAGGAGTGCCTACATTCTTGATCTTACTACCACCAGCGTCCCAGTCGGTGCCTCCAGCTTCCTTCTGCAACGACGCATCGTTTAGTTCACCTATCTCTTCGTTTAGATAACGATTGTGTAGATACGCTCTGTCCAGTTCTGACTCTGTTAAGACTGATCCGTTCTCAAAGTCTACAAGGTCTGTGCCGGGTTGACTCTTACGACGTACTCTAACAACCTGTCCGGCAGTAGCTCCTGAAGTAAGTACAATCTTAGTGGACGGAGAAGTTACGATAGTGTAGTCAGTGGTCAGTGTTTTCTGTACACCGTCTATCTCAACAACTACGTGTTCGTCTTCTAAATATGGAAAGGTAAAAGCAAAGTCAGTCTGTGCTGCTGTTGCTGTATAATCTACGTACGTGGTTGGCATGATATTATATTATTACTTATTGAGCGAGGAGTTCAAGCACATCTTCACGTTGCATACCTCCTTTTAATCCTGCACGTGCTTTCATTAGTGATTGGTATTGCTTTGCTAACTCAGGAAATTCTTCTAGCATTTGGTTTCTAGCTTCTTTTCTAAAACGACTAAGGATTGTATTAATTTTTTGTACTCTAGGACTAGGCAACGCTGGTTCAGACACTGGCGTAAAAGCTTGATAAGCTCTACTGTTTATTAACCTAGTTAAAGCTTTTCTAAGAGTTACGCCTCCCACCTTAACGGTTTGTAAAAGTTCTAGCTGCCTATCGTAAGCTGTTTGTCCTTTTTCATTCTCGTGAGCTAACATATCAACTTGACCTCCTAGGTTTGGAGCAGGTTGTCTAAAGGCATGACTTAACTGTGCCATTTCATTGAAAACAGGATCGTCCTTAACAGGTGACATAGCTATGGGATTTATAAAACCTGTACCCATCCACTGCTCTGTCGTGTATTCCTCACCTAGTAAGTTACGTTTTTTATCCAAACCGCTTCTAAAACCAAGTTTTTTAGCAAAAGCATCACCAACACTTCTAACCTCTCTCACAGCTTGCGTGTCTGCGTCTGCCATTTGAGATATAATATTAGGTACAAAAGATGATGTAAAGTTTTGACCAAACCTAGCCATGTACCTCTCAGGATCGCTAAGTGCGTCGGTAAAGTTTTGAATACCTGCTAAGTAAGACTTATTTGTAGCGTTCCTCGTAAGACTTAACGACAATGCTAAGAAGAAACGTTCCAATCCTGATTCATCAAATCCTCTAGGATCATTGACACCTATTTCTACTAAATCAGCACCGACTCCTAACAAAGTAGAAAGAGGGTCTAACCGTTGGTAACTATAGTAAGTATCTCCTATTTTTATACTATAAGGCTTCCACCCTGTTGCTAATAAAGCTTGTTTTTCTTTAGGGTCTTTCGGCCCTCCCCCAGTAATATACTCTCTGTTGTTATATATAGTATCTACAAACACACCAGCCACCGCAGTCGCTGTCATCATTTTGCCCATAGCTTGAGATTGCCTAAGAGAGTCTCCGCTTTTTAAATCATCAAATAAACGTTTACGCTCCTCCTTTAGGACAAACACACCCGGAGTTCTTTCAAAAGCGTACTTCAATAGATTGGTAGGGGTTCGAACGAAAGGTAGCACCAAACGTAACATAGGTAGTTTATTTGTAGCGTCTTGTAATACCTTACCTAATGTACCATCTTGTAAGTCTCTAGTGAAAGTTAAGTATTGAGCTTCGTCTTGTGCGTATTGTATTAACGCGGATTTACTCTTATCAAAGTTTTCTTTTATGTATTTTACAATGAATTTATCTTTCTCTACACCTGTTAAATTCTTTTTAGCTGCTATTTCGTTAGCTTCTCTAGAAAGTCCTACTTCAGAAGACATACGACCACCTTCAGTTATTATTCCTTCTAAAGTATTGTGAATGTGCTCCGCTAATTTCTTAGGGTCTGTGATACCTTGTTGGAGTCCTGACATGGCAGCTTTCAAACGAGCAGCACGACGATACGCTAATTGCTTGAAGAACTCATCAGTCGTTAACAGCAATCTACTAGGTATTCTTATAAAGTTACCCAAAGCATCAAAAGATTTCTTACTTGTTAAGCCACGTTGCGTCACCATTCCCGATAACCTACCACCAGCAATCCTGTCTCCAGTAATAGCTCCTTGAGGTCTGTCACTGAACGCTCTTGATTGTGGGTCTAATAAGTTATCGTTCTGTTTAAAAGCTTTCTTAGCAAAATGAGCAGCTTCCCCTATCATCTTTCCGTTTGACCACGAAGCTAACACAGCTTTTACTACACTTAAATTACCCGTAGCCAAACCTCCCACAGTAGCTTCAATAGTAGCCATAACCTGCGTTAAGCTGTTACCCATTACATTAACCATCTGAGTTTTAGGGCCACTAAGAATAGCGTTCATCCAATACTCAGTAGGCATATCCAAAAAGTGTTTACCCTGTGCTTGTTTAGCTAGTTTAAACATAGAGTTAATCATCGAATCTGGATTACCTTCGTCGATAGCTTCTTCAATACGGGCTACAAGTTTATCAGGGTGCATTCCTCCTGATTCATTTATAAAAGCGTTTCGTATTCCCTCGATCTCTGAATCTGATTGGCTTAACCCTATTTTTCTCTGCCCATAATTTTCTCTTCTTGAGCCTAGTAATAAACCTCCTTCTCGACCTAATCTTCTGTATACGTCAGCGACGCTTAACAACTGCTGAAAGTTATTTTTTAGTTTAGCGATAGCAGCAGAACCTCCACCCGCTCCTCTGTACTCCGCAACAGCCTCCGTAAGATTATCAACAACAGCTTTGGCTTGATCTCTTAAACTTTGTTGGACGACACGTGCTTCGGCTATTTTAGTAGCAGCATCCTTACCTTCCTGAAGCATCAACATTTGTTCTATTTCAGTGTCTACCTCGGTTACGGCATCTTTTACATCTACAGTCACCTTATCAGGATTCTCTTTGTAGTATTGTTCTAGTATATCTTTCAATACAACAACGTCTCCGTCAGTCTCCAACGCAAACTGTGGTAGTCTAGGTGTCCCTCCTTTTAATAGTTCGTCAGCATATCCACGGAACTTCTCCGGCACAGCTTGTAGGAACTCATTGGGTTTCTTAGGATCAAGTTTAGGTAACTCAGGTGCAAAGTCTATAGTGCTTAGGTCTATGCCTTCATCTTTAGCTACTTTCTTTAAGTGCTTATCTATTTTCTTATTAGCTTTATTTAGATAAAACTGCAACTCCCCAGCCTCTTCGTAAGCTTCTTCTTTTATAGCATTTTCTATTCGCTTCTTTAGCTCACTGTATAGCATTGGTTTACCTTTTACGGCAGGAGTAAAGTCCATCGTAAAAATACGTCGTTCTTGGTCTATTAGCAGCTTGTCGCTTTGCTTACCTAAATCTGAGTAATACCATTTATCTAAATCAGATATTTCTTCTTCAGGCAGCATATCCACACCTTTACGTCTAGCGTCAGGTAGCTTCATCTCTGCAATTTCACCAACACGACTGACGATATTATCAGCTAAGTCTTTACTTACACCTCTACCAAAGAAACTTTTTACTGTATTAACAACCTTCTCCCACATTGTCATCTTAGGAGTATACTGAATACCTTTTAAAGCCTCTTGCAGTCTTGGATCAGAAAAAGCCATTGACATGAACTCAGCAGGGTTCTTTATCCAGTACAAACTTTCATCAGCACCTGATGCTACTATATCATCACGCATACCGTCTGCTTTCTTAAACATACGAAACATCTCTGCTATAGGTTTAGGCAAGTCTTTTTTAAGTACGTCGTCTATAGCTTTTGTTCGTCCTGCTATATCGGTGGTGTCTATTTTATTAAATGAGGCAGCATCAAAGAATTTGTTTACGTTATCAACAGTTACAGCGTGAGTACCTTCGTGTAATAAAACATAAGCAGGGTTGTTTTTAAGCGTATCAGACCGCCCGTCAAAAACCACACGCCTTCTCCCACTTTCATAAAACGAACCTTCAGGCAGCTCAGTAGGAATATTACTAGCAAAAGCTCTATCTTCCAACTTAGCATCTATTCCTGTGTCTTTACCGAGTGCTAATAGCTTCTTTACGATAGGAGTGTACTGCCCTAAATTACCGTTTGTT